GGCCCCCGAAGCCCCCGCCGGCATCGGCATGACCGAGGCCCAAACGATCCTTGCCCTGGCGGACAAGTTCCGGGCCGCCGGCCAGCCCGACGCGGTCGCCCTCTGCCAGCAGCTGCTCGATCACATCCTTAAGCCCAAGGCGCCGCCGGCATGACCGACACGCACAAGATCATCCTGTCGCTGGTGCTGGCCGCCGTCGCGGCTTTTGGCGTTCCTGCACAGCCCGAGACCAAGCCCGCACCGTCCCCCGTCGTCGTCCCGAGTGCCGACATGCAAGCCGCAGTCGCTGACGTCCACCGGATCATGCTCAGAGCCAGCGCGGTCGATCGCGCTCTGTGGGCCGAAGTGTGGGCCAAGGCCGCCAAGACGGTCAACGGCGACGCAACCGACACCGAAGTTGTCTTCAGCGACACGCGAGCCCTCCGGCTGTTCAACATGGTCGCCTTACGGATCGCGTGGCGCCGACTCGGGGACAACGCCGCTGGCAAGTACCCCGGTCTGTCTGAGGCCACAGAAAAGGCGTTCTCGGGCGTTCTGGGCCTTGATGTCCGGCCGGTCACGCCGGAACTGCGTCGCCAATACGTCGATCTTTGCAACGCGCTGTCATGGTGCGGCGCTGGGAAGGGGTGAACATGGCCGTTCTGCCCCTTTTTGGCTATCAGCCCAACCCGGCCGCCACCGAGCGGTTCGTGGCGTCGCTGCCGTTCCCGACGCTGGCGACCGCCGGCCGGGATCTCGTTCTGGACGAGTCGCGTGACGTGTTTCTGGGCCATGCCCTGCTCAAGATGAACCCCGGATGGAAGCGTGGCGCCCAAGAGATCGGTAGCTGCGTTGGCTGGGGCTGGAGCCTGGCGGTGGACATGCTGGCCGCGTGCGACATCGTCTGCCGTGGCGAGTCGGAGAGCTACGGCGGCGACACGCTGCAGGCCAGCGTCTACGGGTTCAGCCGCGTCGAGGCCCGTGGCAACAAGACGAACAATGGCGGGGACGGCAGCTACGGCGGAGCCGCTGCCAAGGCTGTGACGCAGTTCGGCACGCTCCACCTCGGCCAGGACTACGGCGGGAAGAAGTTTTCTGCGTCTACCGGCCAGTTGGAAAAGGCATGGGGCCGGTCGGGCGTGCCCGACGACCTTGAGCCGTTTGCGGCCCAGCACAAGGTCGCGTCTGTCACGCTCTGCACGACTGCCGAACAGGCGGCCGTGGCGATCCAGAATGCCTACCCGATCGCCATTTGTGCCGGAATTGGCTTTTCAATGACGCTCAGGGACGGCGCTTTAACCCCCATGGGGTCTTGGTCGCATTGTCAAATGGCCTGCGGCGTGCGGTGGAAGCCGAAGCCACAGCTGTTCATTGAAAACAGCTGGGGCGACTGCTACTCGGGGAGCGTCGACACCACGCTGCCGGTGCAGTTCCAGCGTTCTGGCGGCTGGGTCGATTTCTCGGTCTGCACTCGCATGCTGTCGGGTGAGGACTCGTTCGCCCTGGCGGGCTTCGACGGTTTCAAGGCCCGATCGCTCCCCGACTGGACAGGGGGCATCCTATGAGGACCGCGACGCTCGTTGCCGGTGCGTTTGTTCTGGCCGTTGCCATGCAGGCGACGCCGGACACGGCCAGCGTTACCGCCGATCTGGCCTGCGAGACGGCCCGCGAGTTCGCCCGCGTGCAAACGCCGACGCCCGCCCCCGAGCCGGCGCCGCTCCCGAAGCCGGCGATCTGCCCGCGATGCGGTGGCAGCGGCAAGGTGCTGAGCGGTGACGGTCTGGCGATCATCCCCTGCCCTGTCTGCAAAGCGGCCAAGGCATGCACCACAGGAACCTGCAAATGACACACGCACTCTGCTTTATCGCAGGCATCGTCGTCGGCGTGCTCGGCGGGTACGTCGGGATCATCGTTTGGGTTCTCCTGCACGACGGAGCCGGCCGATGAATCTCGACCAACTGGAAGATCACGTTTGGCGTGAGATGGGCGGCAAAAAGCACGCTGTCGGGCGGTGGCGTATCAACCGGCTGACCAGGCGGGCCGTGAAGCGGTGGCCCGAGAGCGACGAGGTGACGATGCCAGCGGTGGAACTGATCGAGGCCGACGAGCACCGGGAAGTGCAGATGGGCATCATCCTGACGCTGATTCTTGGCAGCATCATCCAAGAGATCATCCACATTCTGGCCGAGTGGTATCGGGAAAATCACAAGAACAAGGTGCTGATGATGGGTTTCAAGCGGAGCCTGACACCATGAGCGAAAACACCACCATCACCGACTCCTTCGTGCGGATTGGCGAGCGTTTCGGCGTGCCTGTCTTGGTGCTAGCCGTTGTTCTGTGGCTGGTCCGAGACGCCGCCATCAGCCTCAACAAAACGGTTGTCGAGCCGGTCGTGCAAGGACACGTTGAGTTCCTCCAGACCACGCAAAAAACGCTTGAAGGGATCGAGGAGACGCAGAAGGCCAGCCAGCAGACGCTGCAAGAGATCGCCATTGGGCAGCGAGAGTTGCAGCACGCGGTTGATCGCTACCCCGAGCACAAGGGCACAAACTGATGGGCACATTCAGCCAGCTACCCGGCACGCTCAACTTTCAAGTTCGCTCCGGCGACGAGCTGGGGGCCAGCGTGCGTGTTGCCCAGGCCACGACCGGCTACACGGCCGCCAGCACGGTCTACAGCCTGGTGACTGGCAACACGGTCTCGGCCATGAGCACCACGCTGACGTTCTCGGGGACCGTCGCCACGGCGGCAATCGCCCTGACGGAGGTGCAGACGGCAGCCCTGCCGGTGGGCACCTACGGCTGGCGGATGGTCACGACGTTCCCCGGCGCCGTGCAGAGCACGCAGCTGGACGGCAAGATCGAGGTGGTGGCATGAGCGTAGACGTCACGACAACGCAGAACCCGGTGACGGTCAGCGTCAACGACACAAACGTCAGCGTGTCTGTGACCGACAACGTCACCACGGCGACTGTCAGCGGCGGCACCGGCCCGCAGGGGCCGACAGGCCCGCAAGGCGACCCTGCGTCGCTCACGCCGGCCACGACCACGGCCATCGGCGGAATCATTGTGGGAACGGGCCTAAGCGTGACCGGCAACGGCACCCTGAGCGCCACTGGGGCCGTCAGTTCGGTGGCTGGCAGAACAGGTGCTGTAACGCTCACTACGGCCGACGTCAGCGGATACACCGCGCCACCTGTTACCAGCGTTGCCGGTCGCACCGGAACCGTCACGCTCACGACCGCAGATGTGTCTGGCTACGTTGCTCCTCAAGTGTTTAGCGTCGCGGGTCGCACCGGAACCGTCACGCTCACGACGTCGGACATCTCGGGTTACACGTCGCCGCCGGTTTCGTCTGTGGCTGGCAAGACAGGCACCGTGACGCTGACGACCAGTGACATCAGCGGGTTTAATGCAGCCGCGTCAGCAGCTGCCCCCGTGCAGTCAGTTGCAGGCCGCACCGGAGCGGTAACTCTGACCACGGCCGACGTGAGCGGCTACACGGCGCCAACCGTCAGCAGCGTAGCCGGCAGAACTGGCACGGTCACGCTTAGCACCAGCGACATCAGCGGGCTGGGCACGCTGGCGACGCAGTCGGGCACGTTCAGCGGCACCAGCAGCGGAACCAATACCGGCGACCAGACAATCACGCTCACGGGGGACGTTACCGGCAGCGGAACGGGCAGTTTCGCGGCAACGCTCGCAGCCAGCGGGGCAACGGCGGGCACCTACACCAGCGTGACGGTAGACACCAAGGGCCGCGTGACGAGCGGCACCAACCCGGCTGGGTACTCATTGCCAAATGCCACCACATCTTCCCTTGGAGGCGTGATTGTTGGTTCTGGGCTCAGTGTTTCCAGCGGGACTGTGTCGGCAAATGTGACGAGCGTAGCAGGGCGGACGGGTGCTGTCACAATATCTTCTGGGGACGTAAGCGGCTTGGCTGCGTCAGCCACAACTAACGCGCTGAACGCTTCCAACATCACCTCCGGTACACTCCCCGACGCGCAACTCAGCAGCAATATACCAACCAAATCAGCAGTGCTCCAGACTCTTGGGTACAGCACAACGTCAGTTGACGCCACGTCGGCACAGGGAGTGGCGTCTAACTCCAGCATTACGTCAGGAACAATATATTTTGCTTTTTTTACTCCTTTGATCACAACCACAATCAGCAAGATATCTTTTGCTACCGGCACAGCGTCTTCTTCTTTGACGTTGGCTCGTTTTGGCTTGTACACATTTGATGAAACCACAGCCACCCTTGTTGCAAGGACAGACTCAGACACGACTTTATTTGCTGCCGCAAATACTATTTATCAAAGATCACTTTCTGCCACTGGTGGTTATCCCACAACATACACACTAAACGCCGGAACTCGTTATGGTGTTGCTTTTATAGTTGTTGGGACCACCATGGGACAGTATGCTGCTAAGTCTTCAGTGACTGGAATTTTGTCCGCCGCATTAAAGCAAGGCGCTCAAGCTGTCAGCAACTCGGATTTAGTCACTTCGACTTCATCTTTGTCAATAGCTGCTGGCATGCCATGGGCTAGGATGACTCCATGAAAACTGAATACGTTGGTATCGTTGACGGCCTGCAGACATGGAACGTCTATGACGACTCCGGGAAGTGCATTGGCCAAAACCAGTCGTCGCTTCCAGTTGTCCCGGACTCAGTAACTGCAGTGCAAATTAGATTGTGGCTCGTGAAACACAACATCACGCCAGAACAAGTTGCTGGAGCAATTGCCTTGTTGCCAGACGGAGTCAGGGAGCAGACCGAGATAGAGTGGGAGTACAGCCCAGTCGTCCACCGTAGCAGCAGCATGCTCGCCCAGATGGCTGCTACGTTCGGCATGGACGCCGCCGCCATTGATGCCGCATTCGTGGAAGCCGCAGGCATGTGATGCCAACCCGTATACCCGCACACCAGCCCGTGAGGATGCGTTTCTACAGACGGGACGAGTCGGCCCGGCCCAACGCCCATCAGCGTGGCTACTGCGACGCCGCACACCGGGCGTGGCGGCTGGCCGTGCTGACAAGGGACGCATGGCAGTGCCAACAGCCTGGTTGTGGTCGGCTGTGCACAGAGAAGCGTGAGGCCCACGCCGACCATGTGGTGCCGATCGCACGAGGTGGGGCACGGTACGACGTGGCCAACGGGCAGACGTTGTGCTACCGATGCCATGCACGGAAAACTAGGCAAGAGCAGGGGCAATAGGGGGATTTGTAGGCGACTGTACGGACGTACAATAGAGCCACCCATAGGAGGTGGCTATGTCGGAAGGGAATCCGAGGTGCTGCGAAAGATGCGGCGTTGAAATTGTTTGCAAGCAGAAGATCAGGGACAAAGCCAAGTATTGCTCTAGGAAGTGCTTTTTGGAGACCGTGCGTAAGCCTCGTTCGTGCTTGAGATGCGGAATGTCAATTACTCGCCCAAGGGGAAACAAAAGAGCTGACGCCGGCAAGTATTGCTCAAAGAAGTGCTATTTCGAAAGCGTTAGGCAAGGGGAACAGCAGTTCAAGGGACGAGTGCAGGACGCATGGGCAAGGCTGTTTGATTGGTTTGTCGAGTGGGAGCAGCAGAGGCCATCGCAGGCGCCATGTGGTCATTGTGGCAAGACCCTGTATGGGCATCATGCAGGCAAGCCTGCGGCGTTTTGTAGCCGAAGGTGTGAGCACAGAAGCAACCACCCGCTGCCAACGTCATGCCGAGACTGCGGTTGTTCTCTTGCGGGAGTCACGTCGTGCTGCAGGCGACGGTGTGATGCGTGCGTCAAGAAAAGAATGGCCGGATGCAAGGGTCATTACAGGACGCGATGCCGTAGGTATGGAGTAGAGTTTGATAGGACGCTCAAGCGTAAGGAAGTGTTTGAACGTGATTCGTGGGTGTGCCAATCGTGCGGCATGAAGTGCCTGCGATCCTTTAAGCTGATCGACGGCATTCCTCATTCCTTGTCTGCGACTGTCGACCACATTGTCCCGCTAAGTCACCGCAAAAAGGGACACACGCGAGACAACGTGCAGTGCATGTGCTGGAAGTGCAACATCACCAAGGGATCGAAGGCATCTGGTCAAATGAGGTTGATGGTGTAGCTGGTCGGGACTACCGGGGCCTTTGGCATCATAAAAACAAAACCCAAATATAAACCCCGTGGTTTCGTCAACCGTACGCGGGGCCGAAATTGGCAAAAGGAAAATCGCCCGTGAAGGGGCGCAAACCAACCCCCAAACCCATCCTGAAAATTCGCGGTTCCAAAATCCGTGAACGGCACAGGAAATCGCTCACCGTCCCGCCGGGCTCGGCGCCGGCTCCGGCCTGGCTGTGCGACGTCGGCCGTGCCGAGTGGGATCGCGTCTCGCCTATGCTGGAGGCGTCGAAGGTCATGTCGCCCCGACACCAGCAGACACTCGCAGCGTACTGCGACTCGTTTGCCGACATGGTAAAGGCTGACGAGGAGCTGCGGGCCAACGGCGCCACGTTCATGGACGACAAAGGCCGCATCAGCAACCACCCGGCATGGAATCGAAAGCGTGACGCACGGGCGTCGATGCTGCGGTTCGCTGCCGAGTTTGGCCTGACTGCGTCGGCCGCATCGAGGGTAGCAGCGAGTGACGAAAAGCCGGAAGAAGACGAAGCCAGCCGCATCCTGTTCGGCTGATTGCAAGTGTGCCAGCTGCCGGGCGGTGCTGTTCTTTGAAACGGTGCTGACGCACGCCAAAGGAGAGCTTGGCGGCAAGCCGTTTCGGCTGGAGCAGTGGCAGAAAACCTACGTTCGCAACCTGTTTGCCGAGGTTAATGGCGTTCGCAAGGTGCGAACGAGCCTTCTTGCGCTGCCCCGCAAGAACGGCAAGAGCAGCCTGTGTGCCGGCATCGCCCTCAAGTTGCTCCTCGAAAACGAGCCGGGCGTGGAGATCTACAGCTGTGCGGCGTCGCGGGATCAGGCCCGCCTGGTCTTTGACATGGCAAAGGTGGCCGTCGAGCAGTCGCCGGTGCTGTCTCGGCACCTGAAGGTCTACCGCAACGCGATCGTGCGTGAGGCGACGCACGGAACGTACAAGGCCCTGTCGGCCGAGGCGGGCATCCAGCACGGGCTGTCCGCTCACGGCGTGATCTTTGACGAACTGCACGTCAGCACCCGCGAGATGTGGGACGTCATGATCAGTTCGCAGGGTGCCCGGCGGCAGCCGATCACGGTGGCGTTGACGACGGCCGGCAGCGACAGGAAATCGGTCTGCTGGGAGGTCTGGAAGTACGCCGAGCAGGTCGCCAGCGGCGCCGTAGTGGACGAGACCTTCCTGCCGGCGATCTACGCAGCCCCGGTGGAGGCCGACTGGAAGGACGAGAAGGTATGGGCGGCGGCCAACCCCAACCTTGGCGTGTCGATCCGGCTCGACTTCCTGCGTACTGAGTGTGCCCGAGCGGTCGAAATGCCGACCTACGAGAACACGTTTCGCCAGTTGTATCTCAACCAGTGGACTGAGCAGGACACGCGGTGGCTGCGGATGGACCATTGGGCACAAGGGAAGCAACTCTGCCCGGTGCCGCTGGAGGGCCGCGAGTGCTGGGTCGGGCTCGATCTGGCGACGACGTTCGACACGACCGCCTTGGTGTTGTTGTTCCCCCTGGACGACGGCCGCTACTGGGTCGAGCCGGTGTTCTGGATACCCGAGCAGAACGCCACGCAGCGGGAGCGACGCGACCATGTCCCCTACTTGACGTGGGCACGCAACGGGCAGCTGCGGATGACGCAGGGCAACGTCACCGACTACGACCAGGTGCGGGCCGACATCAACGAACTGGCCAAGAAATACCAGATCAGGGGGCTGGCGATCGACCGCTGGAACGCTACGCAACTCTCGGGCCAACTGCAAGGGGATGGCGTGAACGTCGTAGGTTTCGGTCAGGGTTATGCGTCGATGTCCAGCCCCTCCAAGCAGCTTGAAGCCTTGGTCGTGGGCGGGAAACTGCTGCACAACTCCGACGTACTGACGTGGCAGGCGGGCAACGTCGCCATCCAGCAGGACAGCGCCGCCGGAAACATCAAGCCCAGCAAGAGCCGGTCACATGAACGTATCGACGGCATAGTGAGCCTTGTGATGGCTCTCGGCATCCACGCCACGGCGGTCAAAACACCCGAGATCAACTGGGATATCACATGGATGTAGCAGAAGACTCGGGCCTGACGATCACCGACCGGCGTGGCGAGTACGCTGCGACCGTCGATCAGTGGAAGGTCCACGAGTTTCGGTCGGCCGAGTGGGCGTTTGTGGGCGCGAACAAGACGCCCTCGGGCGTGCGTGTGACGCCCGAGACGGCGCTGAAGTGCTCTGCGTTCATTGCCTGCGTGCGGGTGATCAGCGAGACGCTGGCCTCCTGCCCGCTCAATCTGGTCGAAGAAATGGCCGGCGGCGGCAAACGCTACGCTACCGAACAGCCGCTCTACAGGACACTGTCCCGCCGGCCCAATTCGTGGCAAACCCGGTTTGAGTTTGTGGAGACGATGACGGCACTGGCGTGCATGTACGGGACGTCGTTTGCCCAGCGTGTGCCGGGCCGCAACGGTGCGTACGACCAGCTGGTGCCGCTGCACCCCTCGCGGGTCACGGTCCGCCAGAACGACGACTACTCGGTCACCTACCTCTACCGCAAGCCCGTGACCGAGAAAGAAGTGCGGTTCCGGCAGGAAGACCTGTTCCGGCTGCCGTATCTGTCCACCGACGGGTTCACCGGGCTGCAGCCGCCGTCGATGCTGCGGGACGCGATCGGGCTGGCACAGGCCCTTGAGCAGCACGCCGGTGCGTTTTTTGGCAATGGTGCCCGCCCTGGCGTGATTTTCACCAACGATAACGCCATGCCGCAGGAGGCAATCGAGCGTGCCCGCGAGCAGTGGGAGCGGATGCACCGTGGTGCCGATCGGGCGTTCAGGACTGCTTTCCTGCCGCAGGGGACCAAGCCTGTCGAAATCTCCTCGGCCAGCAACGAGCAGGCCCAGTTCTTGGAAAGCCGGCAGTACCAGATCATCGACATAGCCCGCTATTTCCGCGTGCCGCCGCACCTGCTGCAAGACCTGACGCGGGCGACCTACAGCAACATTGAGCAGAACGGCATCGACGCTCTGACCTACTGCATTCAGCCTTGGGCACAGCGGTGGGCAGGTGCGATTGGCCGCGATCTGGTCAGCCTGACGCTGCCCGACACGTTCTGTGCAGAATTTGACCTGCGGCGGCTTTCCATGGGCGACTCTGCCAGCCGCACGACCTACTATCGCGAGATGCTCAACATCGGGGCAATTTCGATTGATGAAATACGAGCCATGGAAGGGCTTAACCCGGTGGAAAACGGCGGTGAAGCCCGGTTCATGCAGCTCAACATGACCACTGTGGACAGGATTATAAACCCGCCTGCGGCGGCTCCGGCCGACGAGTTTGCCCCAGTGCCGACGCAGCCGGTGGCAGAAGACGAGGAAAGCAGCGTTGACTCCAGTGCTGGCATGGATGAGGTGGACGAGAGCGAGCAGGCCGAGATGATTCAGGAGAACACATAGCATGGAACTTGAACGCCGGGCGATTAGCTGGGAAGACGTGCCCGAGGCCGAACTGTCTGTTGAGAAGCGGGCTGACGGTCGCGCCGTCATCCGTGGCTACGCGATCGTCTACAACCGACTCTCGCAGGATCTGGGCGGCTTCCGCGAGCGGATCATGCCGGGGGCGTTTGACAAGGTGCTGGGCCGTCAGCGTGGCCGGCAAGACCTGGTGTCGTACTTCAATCATGACCCCAACATGCTGCTGGGCCGGGAGAGTTCCGGCACGCTTGAGGTTTTCAGCGACGAGAAGGGCGTGGGCTACAGCGTGACGCCCCCGCTGTCTCGGGCCGACGTCGTTGAGCTGGTGGCCCGGCGGGACGTGAAGGGCAGTTCCTTCGCCTTCACCGTGGCGTCGGGCGGCGAGGCGTTCAGCAACGACGCTCAGGGCGTGATCCGCGACGTCAGGGAAGCCTCGGGCCTCTACGAGATGGGGCCGGTGGTCTCGCCGGCCTACGTCCAAACTTCGGCCCAGATGGCCCTGCGTAGCCTCAAGGCGTGGCAGGAGGAGCAGGAGAAGGTCGTGGCGGCCCCCGTGCCCCCTGCTGTGTCGCTTCGCTCTTGGCTGCGTGACGCAGCTGCCGTATGGGCAGAGGTGCTGCGGAATGCCTGAGCCCAAGGATTGCAAGTGCGGCGAACGCATGCGGACACGCACCAGCAAGGCCTGCGGCGCCGAGCAACTGCGGTACATGGTCTGCCGCAAGTGCGGCGCTAGCTGCCGCTGTCTCGTCAAAGCTACTGCGATCTGGCGCCGCCCGAAGTAGCCAGCGTTGTATGGCACAACTTTGGGCCATTGACCTTCTGCAAGGTGTGCCAGCCTGCCCCGTAGTGTGCGTGGGTCGCTAGTCGACATCCACGACACACCGCAGGAGGTTCACATGGACCCGCTCGCAAAGTTGCAGAACGACGCCGCTGACTTGGCCAACCGCATCGATGCAGTTCGGCAGATCGAGGGCGACGCCGACGCGATCGCGGCCCGCGATCTGGAGCTGGAAGGTCTGGTCAAGCGATCGGCCGAGCTCACCAAGAGCATCGGTTTCGAGAAGGCGGTCATCGAGTCGGCCGCCAAGCTGCGTCAAAACGTCGCCCCTGCCCTCACCCCCGCGATCGAGGAGAAGAAGGTGGACATCCGAGCCGTCGCTGCACCCAAGCCAAAGTATTTCGACACGCACGAGAACGCCTATCGTGCCGGCCGGTTCATCCAAGCGAAGTTCCTTGGCAACGCCGAGGCCCGCCAGTGGTGCCAAGAGCACGGCGTCGAGAGCCGGGCCGTGGTCGAGGCCGTCAACTCGTCCGGCGGGTTCACGATGGTGGACGAGTTCTCCACCAACCTGATCCGCCTGGTCGAGCAGTACGGCGTTTCCAGCCAGGTGCTCCAGCGTGAGCAAATGGCCACCGACACCAAGCTGGTGCCGAAGCGGCTGACAGGCACCACGGCCTACTGGATCGGTGAAAACACCGAAATCACGACCAGCGACCCGACCGGCACGATGGTGCAGTTGGTGGCCAAGAAGTTGGGCGTGGGCACCAAGGTCAGCAACGAAGTGCTGAACGACGCCAACGCTGTGAACGTGGCCGACTGGCTGCTGCAGGAATTCGCCACGGCGATCAGCTACGCCCAGGACAACGCTGCCTTCAACGGCGACGGGTCGTCCAGCTACGGCGGCATCTACGGCGTTGTGCAGAAGATTGCCACCTCGTCCTACACCGCCAGCGTGGTCTCGGCTGCCAGCGGTCACACCGCCGTCAGCGGGTTCACCATTGCCGATTTTGAGTCGGCTCTGGCCAAGGTGCCCCGCTATGTGTTCCAGCGTGGCAACCCGGCATGGTACGTCAGCCCGGCTGTGTATCACGTCGGCATGCAGTCGCTCGGGTATCAGGGCGGTGGTAACACTGCCGACACGATCCTGAACGGAAACGGGATCACCTACAAGTTCCTCGGCCTGCCGGTCATCCCGGTGGTCGTGATGGACTCGACAACCACGACCGACGCCAACAAGGTGAAGGTTCTGGTCGGTGACCTCGGGCTCTCGTCCATCATGGGAATGCGGCAGGACTTCGCCCTGCGGATGACCACCGAGCGGTTCATCGAGCTCGATCTGGCCGCATGGTACGGCACGTTCCGTGGCGATATCGTCCACCACAGCCTTGGTGACACCAGCACCGCCGGCCCCGTGGTTGCTCTCAAGACCGCTGCTTCCTGATCCACCCCTGACCAATAGCCAAGGAGACGTGCAGTGCATCACATTGCAGCTACCAAGACGATCACAAAGAGCACGGCCAGCGTGGCCAATAGTGCGACGTTCACCGCCGAAATCGACACGCTCGGCTACGAGTATGCGTCGATCGACGTGGTGCTCAGCCCCTTCACTGCGGCAGCCTCCACGGCCGCCCTGGTGCTGCGGGTGGGCGAAAGCGACACCGCCAGTCAGGGCACCAGTGCCACAAGCATCACCGGCTTTGTCGGCGGCACGAGCTTCACGGTGGCCGCTGGATCGACGACCGGAGCCGACAACGGTTACGTCGGCCGGTTCAACCTTGACCTGCGTGGCCGGAAGCGTTACTTGACCGTGGTGGCCACCCCGGCCCTCACGGTGGGCGTGACCTCGGTGGCTCGACTCGGGCGTGGCAACCAAGCCCCGATCGACGCGACCGGCGGAAACGTCAGCAACTGGGTTTCCGGCTAGTCCGACTTGTTACAATCAATCGAAGCGGGCGGCGACCATCCCCGGTCTGCCGCCCGTTTCCTTTTGGAGAGCGCCGCATGAAGGTCGCTGTCGGTAACACGGATGTTGACGTCAGGGTCGAGGCCATATTCAGCATGCCCCGGCTGGGCTTTACCGCCAACCACCAGGCGTGGGCTACGGCATTCCTCGGGCTGGGCATTCGCCCTACGTTCGGCACCGGGGCGTTCTGGGACCAGGTGCTGACCAGAACCTGCGAAAAGTGGATCGACGAGTGCGAATATCTGCTCACAGTCGATTACGATACATTTTTCAGCCAGCAGGATCT